ATCGAAAGAGCCCGCCGCAGCCTGGACTGGTTTCGCGAGAATATAACTGAAGTCGAAGAAGGGCTGAATTGGATTTACATGTACAAGCAACCGGCCCTGAAACTGGGCTGACGAACGAACGGGTTTTGCGGCTGAACCGCAGTCACTTTTAACGGCTGCGCTCAACTTTTATCGGCTCGGCGGGTCGAGCCGCTTGGTTAAATTTTCGGAGGCATCATGGACAAGCGAGCAATTCATTGGATTACAGGAGATCACACAGGCACCTCAAGTAAAACCATTTGGGCCGCAATGATGGGTGGCGTCGAGGGGACTCACCGGCTGGGCGGACGGTTTGACATCCCTTATGACCCCTCCGACTTTGGCCGCTGTCACCGACTCCTACAACTCATCCCTGAGTGGCGGGCTAACCTTGGCAAGGTCGCTGAGATTTTCCCAGGCTGGAAGCCGATGGTGGACGCATGGGGTGAGTTGGAGGATCTGTGGGAGGAAGAACTGCCGAAAGGGAAGCTCCCGAAACTCTACGAGCGGATTCAGGGGCTTGTGAATGAGTGCCGACTGGCTGACGGGTGGAAGCAAACTAGCCCTTATAGCTGGAGCCGGGACTAAATTTAACGGTTCGCGGGTCCCCCGCTGCAGACTTTCACTGACCGGCTCTGGCTGGTCGCAACCTGGCGGGTGGACCCGCTTGTTAAACCCTGGAGGGAATGATGGAACCTAAACTGCCGCGGTTGCTCGAATCTGGCCGAGTCGAAGTCAGGCTATCAAGTGTAGGTGGAACGCACGTCTTTGAGGAGTACGGCATTGACCGGCTGCTGAAGCACCTGCTGGACGCTAAGGAAGTGCTCCGGCCGGTAAAGGCGGGCTCGCCCGAACATAAGACCCGCCTTTACCTGGAGCGCAAGCTGGACGTGGCCCGCGTAGCTAAAATCGTCATGCCGTACTTCATGTCAGAAGCAGACAAAGCAGATGAACAGGACCTGGAGGAAGTTACGGTCTCTGTTTCCTCAGTCTACAGCGCATGCAATGTCATGGCCTTCATCGAGAACCTGGAGATGTACGAAAAGGAACAGCGGGAGGAGATGGAGCAAATCCGCGCCAAGCTGTCACAGATAGAAATGGCAATCCGCGACTACCACTTTGCACTGGACACCTGCCAGCATGGGCATGTTGCCTTGGCACAGGCTTACGATGTTATCTCTGATGTGATGGGCTTGCCTTGGGAATACGGGGCAGAACAGGTAAGGCGTCGTCATGCCGCGGAGAAGTCGCCGGAGTCGGTTTAACGGTTTTGAGTTGTGCCAGTAGGCACGAACGCCTTGTTAAACGGGGCGTACTTTCCATGGAGGGAATCATGAGCGACAAAGAGCATGTGAATCACCCGCAGCACTATGGCGGGAAAGAGAACCCGTATGAGGCCATCAAGATCATTGAAGCCCACGACTTGGGCTTCAATGACGGCAACGCAGTCAAGTACACCCTTCGCGCTGGCAAGAAGGACCCCGCCAAGGCGATAGAGGATCGTGAAAAAGCTATTTGGTACCTCACCCGCGAAATCCAAAAACTGAAAGGAGAACTGCCTCATGTTACTCGTTAAACCGTCCGCTGAAATCCTGCACATCACCACCGAGCCGCTGCATCTGATCGAGGCTGCGGGACGGACCTGCTACAAGTCCGAAGACAAGATCACCGCCGACTCCGCGCCGAAGTTCGCGGAGATGATCCTGAAACGCGGGCACGAGTCGGTGATTGAGCATTGCTCCGCAACCGTTCGCTTCATCTGCGATCGCGGCGTGTCGCATGAGATCGTGCGTCACCGTCTGGCCAGCTACAGCCAGGAAAGCACGAGATACTGCGACTACGAGGGCGGGCATGTTGCCTTTGTGATTCCGCCCTGGACCAGATTTTTACCTGGTGAGGCGTCATGCTGCACCGATGACGCAGCAGTAATCACACTCAACGACATCGCCGACGCAGGAGCTGTTTGGCTCTACAGTATGCAACTTGCCGAGAACAACTATAAGGATCTGCGTGATCGAGGCTGGCGTCCCGAGCAGGCCCGCTCCGTCCTGCCGAATAGCTTGAAAACGGAGCTAGTGATGACCGCGAACCTGCGCGAGTGGCGCCATTTCTTCAAGCTCCGGACTGCGGCAGCAGCTCACCCCCAGATGCAAGAGGTCGCGTGTCCTCTCCTGGAGAAGTTCAGGCAGGCAATGCCGGTGCTGTTTAACGATGTTGGCACCACGGAGAGCGCCGTTTAACGAATTTAGCTCAGCGCTTGCGCTGGAGCGGGTGTTATGCCCGCAGGAGACGGGGACCATGGACAGTAAATTACACATTCTGCAACACTCCCTGGGCGTCGACCAGTACGGCAACGGGGTTCAGCATCGGAACCATTTTGTTACTGGCCCTGGCGGGAAAGACCATGCGGACTGCATGACCCTCGTTGAAATGGGGCTGATGGCCAATCGTGGATCGAGCGCATTAACTGGCGGGTCCGATTGCTTCATCGTAACCAGGGCGGGCAAGGATTACATGACCCAGAACAGTCCCGTTCCGCCTCCACAACCGAAGTTGACAAAGAGCAAACAGCGGTACCAGCGGTATTTGGAGTATGGCGATATGTTCGACAGATTCATTGACTTCTGCCGGTGGGATGCTGCCCCGGAAAGAAGCTGGAACGGAGGTAGGGCATGAAGAGAGATGAAGCGCGGGAGCTTTTCAATAGCACGTTGTCATACTCGGACGTCACGGTAGAGAGCGCCAAAAGACTCAGGGACATCATCGACTCCAAGATGGTGGAAAGTGGCCTGATGAACGGCACTTACAGGTGTCAAAAAACTATCTCACGGGTTGGTGACCCTGGGAAATTTTTTACCGGGATCAAATGCAAGTCATTCTACTTCACTGGCCGGGAAGCTGTGAGTTTCAACAGGGACGGCTTTGTTGGGTTCGCTGGATGGTCGGACGAAACCAATGTGCAGCCTATCCTGGCAGGCTTCGCCGAGTGGGTCAACGAGACGGCAGCCGCTAAGCAGCAGGCGGCATAACGGTTTTCGAGCTGGCCGCGTAGCGGACGAGTGAGGGGTTAAGCATCACATATCAGGAGGAGCGGATGGCAAAGGATTCAGAACGCTGGATAAAGGAAGCAAAGGAGAACCTGAAGGACCACCAGTTCAAACAACTGGCGTCGTGGGGCGAAGGTGATAGCGAGGTGTGGGAGTGCTCACGTCCAGGTTCGAGCTCTTATGCCTTCACCATCTGTATCACACGCATGGGGATCGCCGTCGTCGGAGACATCGATGGGCTCACCTTCAACGTTGGCAGCAACTACGGGATGCCTTTCTTGGCTGGGAACGATGTGGGCTACTACATCCACTCAAAGCTGGAGGCGAGCTGCAAGGAGAAGGAACTGAACCGGGAGCGTTATCTGGAATGGGTGGCTCGGTGTGTCATCAGGTATATTGCCAATAACCATATCGACGGGCTGGAAGAGCGAAAGGTGGCTATCCCGGACTGGCTCACAGAGCATGCAGATCCTGACCACAAAGATTTCGAGCGTCTTCGGGACTTCGTTTACCACGTATGGCATGGCTTCGACTGCGCTGACGAGCTTTGGGACTGGTTCTACTCCTGTCACAACCTGCTGGACTCGGCTGATGGTGCGGCAGAAATGCACGAGGCTTACGCCCTCCCCGATCTCGATGGGGTCGATTTCGATTGGGCCGATGCCCCCGATTTTGAGAAACCGAGAGAGAGCCTGATGGTGCGGCTCCACATGGTAAACGAGGCGGCAAAGCGGATCATGGCGCAGAAAGAGTCTGCTTAACGGGTTTTGCGGCTGAACCGCCGCCAACTCTTACACACTGACAGAAACTTTTACCGGCTCGGCGGGTCGAGCCGCTTGGTTGGGCGATTAAGCCCCAGAAAGGAAGGAACGATGAAAGCAGCGATTGCAATAGATGACTGGAAACTGCCGATTTTTGACCGCCACCTGTCAAAAGCTGGTCACACCTACGAGATGGGACCGGGAGTAACGGAGGATACGCTCCTCCTCACGGTCGAATCCAACGACATGGCCGCACTGGAAATTGTGGTGCGGTCCGCGAACACAGAAGCCGCACAGACACCTAAAGGAGGCCGCAATGCAAGAAACTACCCTCACTGATGGATCACCAGTGACACCGGACCATCGCGAAATCGACCCTACAACGGGGATGCAGAAAGGCTACGTCGTGCTTTCCGCTGAAGAACGGGCAAAGGGCTTTGTGCGGCCAGTGCGCCGCTCCTACGTGCATGACAAGTGCGGGACTGTAACGACGATGGGACAGTCGCTGGCAGAAACCTACGCCCGCGATCCTGGCTTTTACAGCGGGACGTTCTGCGCCACCTGCCGCGCTCACTTTCCTGTCGGAGCTAATGGCGAGTTCACCTGGCACGGGACAAACGAGAAGGTCGGAGTCTGACGGCCCAACGGTCTTTAGCTGTGCGAAAGCACGAGCGCCTTGTTAGGCGCGGGGAGGGAGAGGATGCAGGTAACAGAGCAAACAGTGCAGCGTATGACCATCACGGACGTGCCGAGCTTGGACCCGATAGCGGTTTATCTGGAGGATTTTGGAGCAGGCAGGGGAAAGGCTACGATCACCTGTTCCAATGATTCTTGGTCTTACTTTTGGGGAAGCATGGGTGAAGGCTCGACTATCAGATCCTTTTTGGCTGAGTGCAGCAACGACTATCTGGCCGGTAAGTTTTCTCCTGGCCTCGACCACACAGTAGATGATTTGGACAAGCTGGTGGAGCACGCCAAAAAGCACATATGCAAGATGCGGCGCGATAACGATTTCAGCAAGGAAACGGCGCGGGAGCTTTTCGACCTTGCCGAACAGCATCTGGATGATGTCAGTGAGTTTTTTGACGTAGAGCGCGACTTGATGTACCGGATCTTCGGTGACGAGTGGTGGTATGACATCCCGAAGCAGCCTAACCACAAATACGAGTACCTGTGCAGGATACTTACGACGGTTAAAGAGGCACTTGCAGAGACGGCGGAGAAACTGGCCGCCTAACTCCCTACTATCCCGCCATCCGGCGGGATAGTAACTCCTCCAATCCGCAGCAACCCCTCGCCGTTGCCGCATCCGGCTGGATAATGGAAAACGCAAAAGCCGCCGGGCTGACCTGGATTACCCTCTCTGTGCTTGACAGACCTCGCCCGCCTGGGATATAGAGGCATGATCGCAGTTCCCTCCAAAACCGTCTAACCCCCCACTACTATTACCAAACTGAACCAAACGAACGCGCCGCCCGGCGCGTTTTTCGTTATTGTCCCTCCCGTAGTTTCTTCCATCGACTGATCGTCCCGGAGTTAGTCGCTCCGGGGCGGTCCTCTCTTTACCCAAACTTTGAAAAACACGGGGCCTTCGGGCCGACGATGCAGCATGAGCCGGCACGGCTCGATAAACGGGGGGGGTGGTCCTCTCCTTATCCGGGGGAAGGGGCGGGGTTTTCCGAAACTGTTTCTGTCTGGAACTTTTCTTCCCGCCCCTTCTCCCCGGATATCGCTTTGCCGCCTGCGGGCGGAACCTTGATGCTGTTACGGAGGTTGCATGGACAGGGCACGGCTGCTGAACCAGCTGAAAGAGGATGAGGGGTACCGCAGGGAAGCGTACTGGGACGTGAAGCAGTACTCCTACGGCTACGGCTGCCGGGCGCCGATGGCCGGAGCCATGATCACGGAGCCGGACGCCGCCAAACTGCTGGCGCAAAAGATGGAGGAGGCAATCGGTGACTTCGAGCGGATCTTCCGGCAGCACCTGCACAAGTTCAACGACGTGCGCGCCGAGGCGTTCGTGAACCTGATCTTCAACATGGGGCCGGGCCGGCCCGGCGGCAACCAGGGGCTGCTCTCCTTCAAGAACACCTTGGCGCATATCACCTCGAACAAGGAGGTTCCCTGGGAGGCGGTGGCCAAGGGGCTCAAGGCTTCGCTCTGGTACCGCCAGGTGGCGGACAGCGGCGCGTTTCCGGGGCGGGGTAACAGGATCGTGGCGGAAGTGGCTACCGGGATCAAGGGGGTGCGGCATGGGTAACAAAAATCGGATAGCGGCGTCGCTCGCGCTGATGGCTATGGCCGGGTTCCTGGCCATGTTCGGGGGGCTCTGCTTCGTGCAGATCCCGGTGCAGAACAAGGATTTCTTCAACATGGGCTTCATCGCCCTGATCGGCTTCGTCGGCACGGCCTTCGGCTACTACCTGGGGAGCTCGCTCGGCTCGGCTCATAAAAACGAGCTGCTCGCGCCGGGCGCCCAGGGCGTCCCGGGAACGGCTCCCCTGGCGGGGCCGGAGGGGTTCGCCCGCCTGCCGCTTCTTTCGGTGCTGGCGCTTGGCTGCACACTGATGCTCTGCGCCGGCTGCGCGACCTTGAAGACGGAGGGGCCGGAGGTTACGGCGGGCAAGGCGCTCCTGGCGGTGAAGCAGACGGTGGTGACTGCGGCCGTCACGGCTGATGCGCTCTGCGGCTCCGGGCAGATGTCCGCGGAGAACTGCGACCGGGCCAGGGCAGCTTACGAGATAGCCAAACCCGCCTACGATTCGGCGGTGGACGCATACCTTCTGATGATCCAAGGGGGTGACCCTGCCGCATTCGGCGGGGCTCTAGCCCGGCTGCAGGGGCTCGCGCAGAACATGGCCGTTCTGACGGGAGGTGCCAAGTGACCGCGCCGCAGATTGCTCAGCTCGCCGTCATCCTCGCCCCGATCGCCAAGGAGCTGGTGGTCGAGGGGGGTAAGCTGGTGGCCACCATGCGCGACGAGATCAGCGTCGAGGATCTCACCAGGTCGCTGGAACTTTCCAAGTCGGCATCCTGGCCGGCGCTGGATTTCAAGGCGGGGGCATGATGACCGGGCCATCCTTTCCCAACGTCTGGTTTGCCCTTTTCGTCATCTTCGGCTGCGCGGCCCTGGGCGGCTACGTCGGCGGTTACACAGCCGCCAGCCTGCACACTCCCCTCCAGGCCGAGACGGTCCGTGAAGCACCCGCGGAACTGGTGATCCGGGAGATCGTGGAGCTGCAGCCGGTGCTGATAGTGCAGGGCGACCGGCCGGTCGCCCCTACGGTGCCCGCGGCACGGCGCGAGACGGTGGCGCTGCAGACGGTGGCCGCCGCGGTGGCGGGGACCGAGAGCGTGGGGGACGAGCCTGCCCTGGACGAGCTGGCGCGGGCGGTACAGCCCGAGACGCCGGTGGACGTGATGCTGCAGGCAGCGGCAAAGCCTGAGGCTGAGCGGCCTGGTCTGAACCCGGCGCCGCTCTACCCGGGCGCACTGGCGGGCCTCGCGCCGGAGGAGCCTGCTGCCGGCTGGTGGCAGTTCCGGGACAACATGGGCGCGGGGATCCGCGGCGGCATGGGCTTCCGGGAAGGGGTTTCCAGCTACCAGGGCGCGGCCTACGGGTTCTGGGAGTTTCTCCGGGTGCGCGACGTCTACCTGACCGGGTACGGCGAGGTGAATACGGACCGGGCGGCCAGGGTCCAGCTGGACATGCAGTGGCGCCGCAACAAGTGACGGCTATCTTAATTTTCCCAACGAGCACACGGAGGGCTTGTGACACCTGAACAGATCGCCGCGCTGACGGCCATTTCCACCATCATCTCCAAAGTAGGCACCTGGCCCATAGGCTCGGTGGTCGCGCTGGTCGTCCTAGGCCCCTGGATCTTCATGGGGTTCATCTCCTACAGCATGCAGCAGCGCCACACCGCGGCGATCCGGATGTACGAGGAGAACGTCAAGCTGGTGCTGGCCTACGAGAGGGTGGCGACGGGGCTGCAGGATATCGTGGTGCTCTCCACGCAGGTGATGACGCAGGTGCGCGACAAGATCGACGCCAACCTGTACTGCCCGCTGATGCGAAAGGACCCCAAGGTGGAGAAGACGATATGAACCTGGAACGCGCGGCAATGAAGGGAAAGCTGGTCGAGGCCAGGGAAAAGCGGGTGCGGCTGATCAACCGGATACAGGGGGACGCCACGGCGATCCGCGCGGCCCTCAACACGGCGCTGACTCCGGCCGAGGAGCTGAACGTCCCGGTGATCGATGAGCAGTGGGACCAGCTCAAGGAGGCCTGGGCGGAGCTTGTGTCCGCGAACCAGGACATCAGGCAGCTGGAAAGGGAGCTGGACTGATGGCGGAGAAAGGGGCGCGGGCGGAGCTGGAGGCGCTGGTGCGACAGTCGTACATCGACACCGGCAACCTCACCAGGGCGGCCGAGCTGCACGGCGTGTCGCGCCAGGCGGCGACCGAGTGGAAGAAGCGCGCCGGCGACGAGTGGGACAAGGCGCGAGAAAGAAAGGTCACCTTCGCGCTGCGCATGGAGAAGCTTCTGGACCGCGAGCTGGAGTACGCCGAGGAGCGGCAGCCGGGCGCGATCGAGGGGGGGACGCTGGACAACCTCTCCAAGCTGGGCGCGCTGGTCGTGAAGTTCAAGGCGCTGGAGGCGACCGGCGGACCTTCTTACGACAAGGCGGCGGTGTTCCTGGAGAACCTCAAGTGGATGGTCGGGTACCTGAAGGAGCATGACCAGATCGCCCTCGAGGCGCTGGCGGAGAATTTCGAGCAGATGGCTTCGGCCTTCAAGGAGCAGTGCCTGAGTGCGTAAGAAGATCAACCTCACAGAAGGGCAGTATGACAAGGAGGTGGGCGAGCTCAAGAAGTGGATCCGCGAAAGCGTCTCCCCTTTCGAGCACGACACGCCGGCCAGGAAGAAGGAACGCGTGGAGCGCGCCAGGACGGATCTGCTCTTCTTCTTCTCGACCTACCTGCCCCACTACTTCTCCTGCGACTTCGGCGATTTTCACGGAGAGTGGCAGGAGGTGACCGAGCTTTCAGACCAGTTCGCCCTGGTGGGCGCGCCGCGCGAGCACGCCAAGTCGACCTTCTTCACCCTGGGCAACCCGGTGCACAAGATCGTCTACGCGCTGAAGCGCTTTATCTGGCCCTGCTCGGACACCCACGACCAGGCGGCGGGCTTCGCCCTGCAGATCAAGCTGGAGCTGGAGGAGAACCCGCGCATCCGGCACGACTTCGGGGACCTGAAGACCAAGCAGTGGAGCGACGACGAGTTCGAAACCTCCAATGGCGTCAAGGTGCTGGCGCGCGGCCGCGGCGACAAGGTCAGGGGCATCAGGTACCGGCAGCACCGTCCGGACATGGCGATCTTCGACGACATGGAGAATGACGAGACCGTGGAGAACCCGCGCACCACCAAGAAGATCTTGAACTGGATGCGCGGCGCGGTGCTGGGCTCGCTCGGCAAGGGGTACTCGGCCATCATGGTCGGCAACCTGTTCCACTCGAAGAGCGCCATCGTCCAGCTGATAGAGGACCTGGACGATGACGGCAAGCCGCGCTACTTCTCCAAGGTCTACGCGGCGATCCTGGACGAGGGGGGCGAGAACGAGCGCCCCCTGTGGCCCGCGAACTGGCCCATGGAACGGCTGATCAAGAAGCGGCACGACGTGGGGAGCTTCACCTTCAACAAGGAGATGCTGAACAAGGTCGGGGTGGAGGATACACCCTTCCCCGAGCACCAGGTGAAGTACTACGGCCGCATCGAGATGGTGAACCGCAAGCTGATCTTCTGCACGGCGATCGACCCGTCCGCCACCTCGCACAGCGGCAGCGACTTCCGCGCCGTGGTCACCTACGGCTTCGACCCGAAAGATATGCTCTTTCCCTGCATGCACGCCTGGATCCAGCGCCGCTCCATAAACGAGATGCTTGCCGCGGCCTACCAGCAGAACGACCAGTATCCGGGGGTGGTGGCGATCGAGGACAACATGCTGAAGGAGTTTCTGCACCAGGCGATTCACAACTACGCCAAGGAGGTCGGGCGCTATCTCCCCTGGGCGCCGATGCAGCACTCGACCAACAAGATCGGCAGGATCGTCGGTACCTGCAGCTACCTCTGGGAGCACGCCAAGATGCTATTCGAGAAGGGGCACTCGGACCAGGCGCGGCTCATCGAGCAGTTCGTCTACATCTACAACGCCCAGGTGAACGACGACGGTCCGGACGCATCGGAGATGGCGATCAGCAGGCTGATGGGGGGAATGGGAATCAAAACGACTGACGCATTACCGGAGTTCGGGGAGGCTTTAGCATGACCTGGTGGAAACCGTTTGCCAAATCCAAGCGCCCCGATGTGCTTCCCGGTCAGCAGTCCGTGCCCGAGGATTCCATCAGCGGGGTGATCAACAGCCTGACGAGCTTCTACACGTTCGCCTCGGCCCCCTTTGATCTCAGGGCGCTGGAGGTGCTGGAGCTTTTGGGGATGCTGAACCCGGATGTCGCGCAGGTGCTCTCCATCTGGGTCAACCTGGGCAATACCGGGCACGACCTGGAGGTGGAGGCGCGCAACCCCGAGGCGGTGCTGGACCGGCTGAACACGCTGGCCTCGACTGTGTACCAGACCGGCGGCGGGGTGGACGGCATGGTGAACCACTTCCTGCGCCAGATCCCGCTCATGGGGGCGCTCTCGGCGGAGTGGGTGGTGGCGGACCGCATCCAGGACGGCATCTCCGATTGCGTGGTGGTGCCGGTCAAGCGGATCCGCTGGCAGAGGGTCGAGGGGGCATGGGCTCCTTTTCAGCTCACCAACACGATTACGGCGTCCAACCAGGGGCGCGTGGCGCTGAACCCGCTGACCTATTCGTACATGCCGCTGCAGACCAACGACGGCAACCCCTACGCGATACCCCTCTTCCTCTCGGCGCTCAAGTCCCTGGGGATCCAGCTGGACAGCCTGGGCAACGTGGGGGCGATCATCCGCAAGATGGGGCTGGTCGGGTTCGTCGACGTCGCGATGGATGTACCGGAGCGCAAGGGTGCGGAGAGCGACGAGAGCTTCGCGGCCCGCTGCGCGGCACGCCTCAAGGCATACTCCGCATCCTATTCGGCGGGGCTCTCCAAGGGGGTGGCGGTCCACTACAAGGATCAGGAGATCAAGCACAACGCCATGAGCCCCGGCGCGGCGGCGGGGGCGAAGTCTCTCTTCGACATGAACGAGGAGCAGATCTTCAGCGGCCTGGACACGCCTCCCTCGATGTGCGGCCGCAGCTACTCGACCACGGAGACCTACGCCGAGGTGGACTACGAGAAGGTGGTCACCAAGCTCGGCAACGGCCGCCGGCTCATCAAGCGCTTCCTGGAAAAGGGGTACGGGCTCGATCTGCTGCTGGCCGGGATCGACGCGCAGGTCTCGGTCACCTTCCGGGAGAACTCGGCCTTCAAGCTGAAGGAAAAGGAGGAGGCCGAGGGGGAGCGGATCAAGAACGTCTTGAGCAAGCGCGACGGCGGCATCATCAACGACGACGAGGCGGCGCAGGAGCTCGGGTATGAGGAGGCCACCGGGAGGCTCCCGGGGGACCTGCCGCCGGAGGGGTTTTTGGGGAGCGCGGGGTTGAAAGGCGGGCGACCGGCCGGGTCGCCCCTACGGTTCGGGTTCGACAGGGTGCGCGGCCGCTACGAGTTGCTCCGGGAGCGCATCACGGTGCTGGAGACGCCGGACGACGACCGGGGGGACCAGAGCTATCAGGCGGCGCTGGAGAGCGTGCTGATCGGGCCGGAGGAGAAGGCGATCGAGGCGGCACTGGCCGCGGCGGAGGGCTTTGACCATGGAAAAAAGGTTCTCACTGCCATGCTCGCCCGTGAGTTTGCTGCAGCGGTCTGGACGGCGTTTGCGGGGACGCTGCGCGAGGAAATCGGCAAGACGGCGGTGATGAGGGTCTGCACCAGGTTTACCGGGGCCGCCTGGCGGCGCTGGCGCTACGAGGACAAGAACCACCTGAGCGCAAGGCGGCCGCAAAGCATGCCGATCGGCGGCCACCCGATCAGGCTCAAGATCGACATCGGCCTGGTGGACAAGAACGCCATCCGCTACATCACCAACGTGGAGGAGTTCTACTTCGGCCGCGGCAACTATCTGGCCCAGGACGACGTGACGGGGAGGCAGTTCATCACCTGGCTTCAGGAGGAGTACATCGCCAAGGGTCTCAACATCCGGGACGAGGCGACCTGGACCGAGTTCCGCGGGCTCTTCAAGAAGCTCGTGGAGGAGACGAGCTTTCAGAAGATCGAGCAGATCGTCTCGACCACCATGGGGCGCGTCCAGAACATGGGGCAGACCCTGTCGCTCTACGAGGCGGGGGTCAAGCGCTACCAGATCGTGGGGCCGCGCACGGCTCCGATCTGCGATTACTGCAAGTCGATGCTGGGGCGGATCTTCGAGGTGAAGGTGGCGGCTGAACGGCTGGCCACGGTGCTGGAGAAGGGTTTCGAGAAGCCGGCGGATCTCCCCCCTTTCCTTTCATCGAAATATTCGGTGGAGACGGTGCGGAAAATGACGGACCAGGAGCTCCAGGACGCCGGGTTCGAGTCGGCTCCCTTCCACCCCAAATGCAGGCACAGGAAGGCGGCGGTGGAGTAGTTGCATTAGTGCGGGGGGCTTTGCCCGTTCATGAACGAAATTTGGAAGCCTCAGGGCGGTTTTGATTGGTCATCACGGAGGGTGATATGGCTCAAGCGGTAAGGAAGCAGTATGAGGTGCTGAAGGAGGGTTTCGCCAAGGCGACCTTCGGGGGGGCGCTTTCGGGGTGCGACACGGCGCCGGTGGGGGGCTCGATCGCGTTCGCCGCGGTCGAGGATAACGGGGGACGCAACCCGGAGGAGTACTTCGTGACCAATGCGAGGCTTCTCTCCATGGCGGTCACCCCCTACCGCAAGTTCGACTTCACCCGGCCCGGCGTCCTGAAGAGCGCGGTCCCTCTCTTCGAGGGGCTGACGCTCTACGCGAACCACTGGGCGGACGTGAACAACTGGAAGGGGCTGGTCGAGGGGTGCGTCTGGGACGAGAAGAACGACCCGCCGGGCATCAACGGGATGGTGGTGGCGGACCGCGTGGTTGACCCGAAGCTTGCGCGCGGCCTGGAGACCAAGGCGCTCCGGAGCCTGTCGGTGACCATCTGGTTCTCCTACGAGCGGAGCCACCCGGACCTGGCGAACTTTTACGACCGCCTGGGGGAGACGGTGGACGGCCAGGTGGTGCGCTTCATCGTGACCCAGATCACGCAGGCCGGGGAGGTCTCGGTGGTCTGGGAGGGGGAGGACCCGCACGCGAAGACGTTCGGGGCAGGCGGCAACGAGGAACCTATTCTTGTATCGGGAGGAGATGAAGAGATGAAACTGTCAACGGCAACATTGGGACTGTTGGGCATCGCGGCGGGTACCGAGATAACCGAGGTGCTGCTGGAAACGAAGGTGAGGCAGCTGAGCGACCAGGTGGACCAGTTCAAGGCGGACGCGGCGATCGGCCAGGCGACGCTCAAGGAGACCAGGGAGCGGGCTGTGACGCTCTACAAGGCTGCCAAGGGGGAGAAGGCGGTGGAAACCTTCGTCACCGGGGTGATCGAGAAGGCGGACCTCGCCACGGCGCGCGCCTTCTGCCTGGAGTACCAGGGCGAGGTGGAGGAAAGCATGCCCCTCAACTGCCCCGGCTGCGGCGAGAAGCTGTCCCGCCGCTCCTCCGTGCCGGAGGGGGAGCAGCTGGAGCCGGGCGACGGCAAAAGGGCGGAAGCGTTCAAGGCGGTTTAACCGGGACATCTAAATAAAGGAGCTTGCCATGTGGGGAATCGGTTATGAGGGGATCGGGGTCAGGATGCTTACGCTGCTGTTGGCGGCGGGGACCCTGGCCGCGGACGAGGGGAAGGTGGTCAAGGTGTCGGCTAACGACACGGTGGACCTGTGCGACGCCGAGGATATCTTCTGCGGCGTGCTGAACCGTGTCGAGGCGGACAGCCGCATGCCGGCGGGGACGGTGCAGGACAGGGGTTTCCGGACTCTGAGCTATACCGGCAACCCGGGGCTCGGGTTGCAGAAGCTGGTGGCGGACGGCGCGGGCGGGGTGAAGCCGCCTGCCGCGGAAGCGGCGGCTACCCTGGTCACGGGGGTGGTGGCCAATAACAACGCCATCCTCTGGACGGCAAAATGGGCCGGGGCGGAGGGGAACGAGATCAGCGTGAAGCTGCTGGACCCGGCGGGCAACGACAAGGCGCTCTCGGTGGACGTGGTGGGACGCGACATCATCGTGAGCCTCGCCACCAGCGGCGCGGGGGCCATCGTTTCCACGGCCGCCGAGGTGATCGCGGCGATCGAGGCGAGCGCCGCGGCTGACCTGGTCACGGTGGACAACGAGGGGGCCTCGACCGGAGCGGCGGCGGTGGTCGCGGTGGCCAAGACGGACCTGGCGGACGGCGCGGAGGCGAGTGCCTCCCGGGAGTTCATGGTCTACAGCAAGGACGCCGGCGCCGGGACGCTGGTGGTCGATCTGGGCTAGTTTTATTCGACATTTCACTTTTTAGGAGACTGACATCATGGTCAAGTTGGCAAAAGAGATGTACACGCAGGCGGCGCAGCAGGGGATGACCTTCTCGGAGCTGCTCGCCGTGGAGAACCCCTCGAAGGTGGCGGGGCTGGACGCGTACCAGTTCGCGCTTTACGACCGCAAGTTCGACCTTTCCAAGGATACGGTGGAGAGGTTCTACCAGACCAAGGAGGACTCCATTCTCTTTCCGGAGTTCATCAACCGCAACGTGCGCATCGGCATCGCCGGGCTCGGGCGTCTGGACCTGACCCTGGACGAGATGATCGCGACCACCACCACGATCGACTCCGGCGTCTACCAGACGGTGAAGGCGGAGTTCGACGCCAAGAAGATCGACTTCACCAGGGTGAGCGAAGGCGCGCCCTTCCCCACCGTCGCGATCTCGGCCGGCAAGGAGTCGATCACGCTGGCCAAGATCGGCATCGGCATGGACGCCACCTACGAGGTGCTGCGCCGCATGAAGCTGCCGCTTCTGGCAATCCACATGCAGCTGATCGGCCAGCGGCTGGCCAAGAGAAACGTGGCCTACGCCATGTACAACATCATAAACGGCGACGGCAACGACAACGCGGCCCCGCAGACGGCGGCGCAGGCCATAAGCTACGACAACCTGCTCGACTTCTACCTGGACATGGAGGATTGGGAGGCGACGGTCTGGGCCGGCAAGAAGGCGCTCCTGAAGACGGTCTTCAAGCTGACGGAGTTCAAGGATCCGCAGCTGTTCGATACCGCGAAGACGGGCGATCTGGCCAAGACGTTCGGCTACAACATCAAGCGCTTCGCCTGGACCGAAACCACCCTGGGGGACAAGATGCTGGTGGCGATCGCGAAGAACGCGGCTCTGGAGCTGGTCCGGGAGGCGGGCTCCGAGCTGGTGGAGACGGACAAGATCATCGACAGGCAGTTCGAGAAGACGGTGATCAGCCAGGTGCTCGGCTTCAGCCGGATCTTCAAGAACGCCGCCACCATCTTCAAGCAGCAGTAAGCGATGGCCTCGCTCCTTGACATGGTCAAGAACAGGCTCCCGGACGAGGCGGCGCTTTTTGCCGCCTCGCTGGGGGCCACGATCGAGGAGGCCCAGGCGGACGCCGGGCTGGAGGGGACTCCGGAGGGAGCTCTCTCGACTCGGCAGAAGTCGCTGATCGCGGACCTCGCGGCGCGGGCGCTGATCATGCCGGCGATGTCGAAGTACAAGAAGGCCGCCGAGGAGGCGGAGGGTGACGACGCGGGGAAGGTGAAGTTCGCGAACAAGCTCAAGTTTTTGCAGGAGATGAAGAAGGACCTGGAAACGTCGATCGGGGAAAGGCGGGCGGGGCTCGCCGCGGCGGCGGATACCGGAGTGCCGATGATGCTGGTGGAATAGCTGATGAATATCAAGGGGAGGTTTGCATGAAAAAGTTTGGATTGATTTGCTGGCTGGTGCTCCTGGTGGTGATGGCGATCGCGCCTGCGGCTTTTGCCGGGGAGGCTCCGGCGGTGACGGTGCAGGAGCGGGGTTATTTCGACCTGGTGGCGCGGGACGCGACCGGGCGGGTGATCTGGGAGGAGCATGACGTGCCCAACGCCCTGGCGAACGAGGGTGAGTACCTGATCCAGGACGTGATGTTCCGGGGCAACACGGTGCCTTCGGGGTATTACCTGAGGCTCTACAACACGACTCCGACCCTGAGCAGCACGCTGGCGACGCTGGCCGCGTCGGAGCCCGCCACCGCCAACGGCTATGCGCCGGCTTCGCAGGGGATCACCCGGGACTCGACCGGCTGGCCGCTGGTGCCTCAGCTGGTGTCGAGCCATTACGAGATCACCTCTAAGACGGTGACCATTACGGCGACCGGCACGGTGGGGCCGGTGACTTACGCGGCTCTTACGACCAGTTCTGACAACACGGGTAAGCTCGTGGCCTACGCGGCGCTGGCTGCTACCAGGACACTGGCAAGCGGCGACTCGTTGCAGATCACGTACAAGATCAGGCTGCAGTAAGGGAGTGAAGGGGTTTGCTAGACGGGTCCAGGAGACTGGGCCCCTCTGTCGAACGTCTTACCGGAGGCATCGATGGCAGTCAGACACTACAACCTGGAATACAACGTAGACGGCAATGCGTGGCAGCTCGGGCGTGCCGACGAGACCCCGGGGCCCGGGAAGGAGATCCAGATCGCCGGGCTCGCCACGGGGACCCATGCGGTGAAGCTCCGGCTGGTCCCGCTGGACGGCAGCGCTCCGGTCGAGTCCCAGGAGGTGATCCTGCAGGTGGGTGTTCCGGCCCTTGCCGAGCCGGTAGCGACGCAGGCCCAGGCTGTGGTGACGCTGGCTGACGTGGCGGTCAGGCGCGACGCGCTGCTGGCCGCGGCGGGTGTCGAGGTGAGCGCCGCCGATGCGCAGGCGATGAACGAGGCGCTGATGGCTTCGTCTGCGGGCGCGGTGAGCGTGGTGGATGTCCAGCAGACAAGCAACCAGGAGACGGTTACCGCGCTCACCTCCGCGGCGGCGACCATCACCGACGTGCAGACCATGCTGGAGCAGGTGGTGGCAGCGATCTCGGCGCAGGCAACGGCGGCGGATGTGTTTTCGGCAGGTGCGGGCGCCGGCCCCATAGCCTCAGATGATTTCTCCGGCACGCTCTCCGCGTGGGGTGCACCGATATATACAGGTGCAGGCGCATTTACAGGTTCAAGCGATGTTATAGACACAGCTAACAGCCGCGTCATCATGACATTTGTCCGTAACTCCTCCTCAGGTGCTGCAACTATGCGCGTGCCGTGGACAACCAGCTATACCGTTGTTGCGGGACGTGCTTTCGTGGTCGAGGGACACGCCCTCCGTATTACTTTTGCTAATGGTGCGTATCTCACCATTGAGAAACACCCTGTTCCAGTGTGGGTCGGAGAGGAACCCGAGGATTATGAAACCCGCCTGCTGTTTGTGGACGGGTACACATCAGGCGGGGTCAACGGCGTGACCCAAGCGTACGAGTACGCAGTAGCCAACGACAGCAACGTGCTTAAAGTGGCATTTGTTGACGCTACCCATATAGACGTGTTCGTGGGGGGCGTGAAAGTCGTTAGCAACCGGGATATTTCAGGTGCGCTACCCTCCGGCAACATCACCCCCGAACGGCATATTTACTGGGAGAACGCGACTGGTACACGGACAGAGTATGTCTACGGGTTTGAGGTCTACTGATGACCGCCACAGCCAATAAATACGGGGTCAATCTCCAAGCCTCTTTTGCCTACGCAGTCTTTAACGCTGTCGTACCAGGCATGACGCCGCCTGAACGCTATACGCCGCCCACCGGCTACGCGTTCGATCCGTGGTTTAAATCACTTGCCCCGATTCGCTACGGGTACAAGCGACTGGCGGAAATGGGCTACAAATGGAATAGGACATTTGTTTCATCTACCCAGCTCGAAAGGAGACTGTGGGGCACCAACCGAGGAACCCTCATTGACTTCAGCCAGATCACGGATTGGGAGGCTGTTGATCTTGAGGTAAGACTTTGCAAAGCCTACGGGGTGAAACTAGTTCTCTGCGTCGAAGGTGCCTATGCGCCGGGGTGGGGGCAGGGCTTTTATGACAACTCCATTGCCAGTTACGCCAACTGGACGACCAACTATGTTTTCCCCTTGGTGGCGTTTCTCGCAGACCGGTACAAGGATGACTATGACACAGTTTTGATAGAGCCCTTCAATGAAGGTGGGGGTGTGGTTAATACGAATATCGCCAAACTATCAGCAGACGTATATGACGTAGTTAAGGCAAACTGCCATGCCGCGCCGAACGACATAAAAGTACTGACAGTTGGGATGATGTACGACAATGGCACATTCAATAACTACAAGAATCAAGTAGGATCAAACACCGACTACCGGACGAAGTTTGACTACTTGAACTTCCATAAGGGCGCTTTCTACGATGAAGATACGGAAGGATTTGACATGTCTCCCTTGCTGGGAGCCGTCAACGATGCCATATCTTGGCTAGACTCGATAGGCCGGACCGACTGCAAGATCATCGGCACGGAATTCACGCCCATTGGTGGGCCTACCTATGGCTCCCATGTCAATGCTCACGTTGACGGGATGGGGTACTGGCTGAATTCCAATCCAAGAGTTGAGGCGATGCTGGCATGGTCGGCTTGTTGGACTCTGACGGAGCCAGCTAGGGCGGTATGGGATTATCAACCCTACAACACAGCCCCTTGGGAATGGGAGGGTGGTATTGGCTACCCGGTGTTTTTCGCGGGGCAATCAGGCCACATGGAATTTTTCTACACCGATACGCACCCGTCCGACACTGACGCGGTAGCTGTAGCGATGAGCAAAAATCTCCCCGGCAGGATAAGTACGGAGGCGCTTGTCTCTGTCGCGCATCTTAAGAACGGCAATCTCATGATTGACGCTCCGGCCGATGCGACAGCGAATTACAGAATTGACGGCGGGGAATGGCAGATTTATTCACAGCCCTTGCCGTTTGTGTCCGGAACCGTGGAGTACTTCGCAACCATGGGCGAGGCGACGGAACCAACACAGATCTTTGCCGCGGTCGCTCTTCCCCCGAGCCTCTTCTTCACCTCCCAGCCGTCCGTCGCTGCGCAGGTTGAGGGAGGGGGGCTTCTGTCTTACGGAACTGCAGACACAGAAGCGGAGGATGTGACTGCGTCGGCGGCTGGGGCGGCGAGCGTTCAGGCCAGGGCGACCTTTCGGGAGGCGGTCAGCGCGGTGGCCGCCGCGGGAGTCTTGGCTGACTCGGTCAGGTCTATGGCGGAGGCGGTTCTCTCCTCGGCTTTGGTCACTACCACCGCAGCAAACACGCTGCACCAGGTCGAGGCGGCTCTGGCCCAGATCAGCGTTTTCCCTACCGTCCAGGACATCCTCTCTTTTGCGGACCAGATCTCCGCTCCCTTCATCTTCACCGCACAGCCGTCCATCTCGATGCAGACCGGAGACGGCGGGATCCTCGCCTACGGCACGGCTGACGGCGGGGCGGATGACGTGGCAAGCCAGGCCTCGGTTACGGCGCAGGTGGCGGACCTCGTGTCGCGCCTGGAGGCCTTGGTGAGTACAATCCAGGCGGTCCCTTCAGTGGCGGACATGCTGGCCAGACTGGAGACGGTCACGAGCGAGGCTGAGGTCCGGACCAGCGTGACGGACCTGAAAATCACCGGGGTGGCGGAGAGTCTCAGTTCGGCGGCCACCGCGATCGCGGAGGTCCGGGACCTGCAGCTGATGGTGGACAACGTGACCATCATGGCGCGTTCGGGCGCGGCGCTCGAGGAGATCGCGGAGTACCTGGAGAGCGTCTCTTCGGCGGCCGCCGTCAGCGCGACGGTGGCGGACGTGCTGCGCGGCTCGTTCGTGGGGCGCTACCTGTTCACCGACCTGTGCGCGGCCAGGCTCTTCGCCGATCTGGCGGGGCCGCGCTTTTTTACCGATCTGTGCAGTCCCAGGGGGAGAGCTTGATGCTGGAGATTGAAAAGCCTGATTACAATGACGAGTTCAGGACGGTGCAGTTTCGGCGCCCGGACGGCAAGGGACAGCTGAACGCGGAGGAGGTGATCACCGCCTGCGACATTCTCTGCGCGGAGCGCTCGAGCGGAACGCCGGTGGCGGACATGGTGAGCGAGGTTGCGGTCTACGACCAGACCCAGGTGCGCTACCGGCTCAAGGGGGGCTCTCCGGACAAGGTTTACCTCCTGACGGTGCGCATCACTACCAGTAACGGCCAGAAGCTGGCGGAGAAGATCCTGGTGAGGGTGGTCTGATGGCTGACCTCCTCGATCAAGATGATGTTGACGCGATCCGCGCGGCGCTTCGGGACGTGACGGACACCTTCCACCGCTCAACCGTCACGCTGCGCCGGGTGAACGGGGACGAGGTGGACCTCCTGGTCGGGCTAAAGCCGGCGGAGTCGGGAAACGAGGGGGAGGCCCACGGGGAGCTTGCCGCCAGGCAGGACCGGACTGAGACGGTGGAGCGCTGGGTGGTGTCGGTGAACCGGGATTATCTGGCGGAAAAGGGTCTGGTGGATACGGAGGAGGAGCCGGCGCGCCAGCTGCTGATCTCCCGGGAGGACTGGGTGATGATCAACGGGAAGCGCTTCGCGATCGTGGAGCTGTCGGACCGGGCGCTCTTTCGGGGCGTGCCGGTACTGGTCAGGATGGTGCTGGAGAGGTAGGGGGCGGCGTGGCCAAGTCGGTTGAGACTACGGGGGACTGGAAACGGCTGAAGCGGGTGCTGGACAACGCTGCGCCGGCTTTGAAGCGGGAAAGCCGCAAGGCGATCGGCAGGCAGCTGAAGCGGATCGAGGCGCGGGTGCTGGACCACCTGGACGCCCAGGATCTGGACTGGCAGGAGCTGAGCGCGCCGCACGCGGCCAGGAAGGAGAAACAGGGACTGTCGCCCGATATCCTGCGCGCCACGAACCAGATGTACTCCAACATCACCACGTCCCAGGAGTCGGATTACGCGGGGGCCGTGGGGGTGATGAGGGGGGTGAAGACGGACGAGGGGGAGGAGCTCACCGATATCGCCCTGATTCATGAGCAGCCGGAGGATGACGGCAAGGTGATACCGGCCAGAAAGCTCTGGAAGCCGGTTTTTGAGGAGATGGAGCCGTCGGTCTCGGCGGCGCTTAAGGGGATAGCGATCGAGGTGTTCAAGAAATGAAGCGCGAATGCATGCAGTTTCTGACCGAGCGACTGGAGGGGCTCACCCTGACAAGCGGGGTCAAGCCGTTCCTCTCCATGGCCCACGCCCGCTCGATCTTCTTCCGAGAGCTGCCGGTCGACTACCTGAAGGACAACGATTACGCGGTCTGCTGCCTGCCGCTCATCGACCGCAACGTCAAGTACGGCAGCCTGATCGGCAAGAGCCGGAACCTGGAGACCAGGATGCTGCACCTGGTGCGGCGCAGGTACCGCCGGGAGATTGTCTTCCGCTGCCTGATGTACGGCCTGCCGGACGAGCTGTACGGCACGGAGCTGTCGACGGGGCTCGCGGAGCGCTTCATCCAGTCGGTGGCCGGTGTGCACCACATCATCGCAGACGACAACAGCGTGATTCTGGTGAACCCCCAGGACACGGCGCAGCCCTGGGACCGGACGGCGGAGCGGGACCGTTCATTAGGACGCCCGGCGCTGGCAATCATTAGAGTGGAGTTCAGGGGAGGGGTTCAGGTGGAGTCGGAAGTACCCCTTATCACTGGGGTGGAGATCAATCCGCAGGTCGAAACAGTTTAATAAAAGGAGCGTGGCATGGGAGCCAATGAGAAAACGGGTATCGAGAGGAAGGGCGGCAGCATGGTGGCGCCGAAGCCGGCGCAGCAGGTGAGGCTGCAGCCAGTGACCGAGCTGGCGGCGGAGCGAGGCGTGCCGGCGCATGCCCTGGCGGGGATGTGCCGCTTCTACGGCTGGGCGGAAGGGAAGCAGCTTGACGCGGCGGAGTTCGAGCGGGTGATGGACGCCTACCGGGTCAGGCCGATGGGCAGCGGCTGCAGAGGTTAAGCGGGCCCGGTTCGCCGGGACTTGACTGGACACCCCGAGGGGTGATCCGAGAGGACGACTATTATGAGGGATGTGTTCGAGTTTCTGGTGGACGGCACGTCGGGACTGGCTCCCGGCGGCGTGGAGGGGGCGGCGATCGTGACGGGGGTCTGCTCCCTGGGCGAGGTGGGCAAAGGCTACCTCCTGGGCAAGTCCTCCAACCTGGAAGGGCTTCTGGGGGTGGGGCCTCTGGTGGACCGGCTGCGCGACCTGTTCGCGCCCGCCGGACAGGGGGCCAAGGTGATTGCCGTGCCGGTCGAGGGGCTGCCCGGCGGTTACATCACCCCGGTCGAGCAGGTGGGGGAAGGCCCTGCGGGGGCGGCAAGCGGCGTGCCGGTGGCGAACGCCTCGGCTAAGGTCGTAATTGTGGACGGCGGCGCGCCGGGCGTGGCGACCGCCAAGGTTTCGCTGGATGGCGGCACTACCTATGGCAATGCCGCCGCGGTCCCGCTGAACGGACAGATCGCCATCGGCGCCACCGGGGCAACGCTGGCGCTGGCAGCGGGGGACCTGGTGGCGGCGGACTCCTACGCGTTCCTGGTGCGCTCGCCGATCGGGCCGGTGCTGAAGACGGGGGCGGGTCCCGATATCACGGTGGCCGGGACGGTCAAGGCCGCGGCGGACGTGATCCTGCTGATCAGCGGAGCGGGGGGGCGCAACGTAGGGACTTACCAGATCAGCCTGGACGGCGGGGACTCTTGGAGCGGCATCAAGACCTTGCCTGTGGACGGCCTGATCGCCGTGGGCTCCACGGGGGGCGTCATCACCTGGCCAGCGCAGGATGCCGTGGCGGGGGACTCCTACGGGTTTCAGCTGCTGGCGCCGGTCCCCTCGGTGTCCGGGGTGGTAGAGGCGCTGGAAACGCCGCTTGCGCTCTACGACGTGGAGTTCGTCCATGTCGTGGGTCCCTCCGATTCCTCGGACTGGGCGGCGCTGGGGGTGCAGGCGGACCTGTTGTGGAATGCGCACCGCCCCACCTTCTTCCTGGCGGAGGCGAGGCTCCCCTACGCTGACGAGACCCTGGACGAGTGGACGGCTTACCTGACCGCGGAAAGACAAGGTTTCGCGCACCGCTTCGTCTCGGTCTGCGCGGCCTTTGGGGAGATCTCGGAATCGACCGGGCGGCGCATCACCAGGAACGCGGCGGGGCTTGCCGCGGGGAGGCTCCTGGCGATCCCGGTGATGCGGGCGCTTGGGAGGGTGAAAGACGGCAACGTGGCGCAGCTCTCGCTGCCGGTGGAGTACACGGAGGCGCACCAGGCTCAGCTGGAGGGCGCCGGGTACCTGACCGCTCGCCGCTATGCCGGGCTGTCCGGGACCTACTGGGGTGATGAGCGGACCATGGCGGACCTGACCTCCGATTACCAGTACCTGACGGTGCTCAGGGTGGTGTTCAAGGCGGTGCGGAAGGCGCGGCTCGCGGCGCTCAGGTCGATGTACGACGAGGCGGGGGACCTGGCTCTGGGCGCCTCGGCCGGGGGGCTCGCCTACCTCACGGCGAAGATCGAGGAGGCGCTGGACACCATGGTGAACGCGGTGCCCAAGGAGCTCGCGGGGAGGCAGATCACCATCCCGGAGGGTCAGGACATCGTGAACAACGGGGTGGCGGTGGAGATGGTGCTGATCGGGATCCCGATTATCAGGACCATCAAGCTCTACGCGAGCTATGTGTTCGCGGGGTCTGCGGCGGATCCGCGGCTGGCTTAACTTTTAAGGGGGTTGAACAATGGTCAACGGGAATTCTTACGACTGGGAGTCGGTGGAAATCATGCTGCCCAGCGGGCTGGCTGTAGCTGTCACTGACATCAGCTATGACGACGAGAGGCCGATCGAGGAGCGCTACGGCCGCGGCAGCCTGCCGCACGGCTATGGTAGGGGGAACTATAAGGCGAGCGGCAAGATGACGCTGGACCTGGAGGAGGCGACGCGGCTGCAGCTTTCTCTGGGAGGGTCGGTCTACGACTCGCCCCCCTTCCCCATTATTGTCTGTTACGGCACGGACGGGCTGCCGATTATCACTGACACGCTGCCGCTGGTGAAGATCGTCAAGACCAGCTCCGGAGCCAAGCAGGGGGAGGCGAACGTCGGGGTGAGGGAGTACGATTTCACTTGCATCGCGCCGATTGTCTGGGGGTTCGTGCCGGCGCTCTTGCCGACGTAACGAGGGTCTGACTGGTGGGACTGGTTGGACTGGTGGGACAACAACTAACAGATCAAAGGAGTTTTGATATGGCAAATGGTGCAATGCCGCCGGTGGTTAAGGAAGCAATGGAAAAGGGTGTCTCGGTGCTGGAGCTTACGGGGGAGGATGACCGCTTCTACTACTTCAAGAAACCGGGCCGTGAGGACATGAACCGCTACATCGCAACGGCGGCCAAGGGGAAACCGGCGCAGGCGGTGCGCAACCTGGTGGTCGAGCTGGCCATCCATCCTTCGGGCTCGGATTTGGCCAAGGAGTTTGAGGAGAAGCCGGGCAAGATGGTGGCGCTGAACAGCGCGCTGCAGGCTGAAGTGGGGATGAACGAGGAGTTCGCCTCAAAAAAGCTGTAAGGCTCCTGGAGGAGCTGGAGGCGCACCCCTTCCGGCAGATGGCGGTACTGGTCCGGCACTACCTGCGGGTGGAGCCGGACCAGGACTTCGAGCTTTTCCTGGAGCAGTACGCGGAGGCGCTCTGGATGGAAAAACGGCAGGTCCAGGCCATGGCGAGCGCGGTGGCCAAGGGGTTCGGCGGAGATAAGAAGTAGGCAGGGACTTACGGGCGCAAGGGGCACGGGAGCTTTTATGGAGTCGCTTTTCAAGCTGGGCATATTGCTTCGCATCGTGGACATGGTTTCGGGGCCCATTGCGCGGATCTCGCAGACGGTGGACGCGCTGCAGTCGAGGGTGGCCAGGCTGGAACCCGTGTTCAGCCGCTTCCGGGATTACGGGGCCTGGATCGCGGGGGCCGGGGTCGCGGGGGCGCTGGGTCTCTCGATCGCGGTGACCCAGTTCGCCAACCTGGAGGAGGCGCAGCTGGGTCTCCGGACCCTGGTGATGGACTCGGCGGGACGGGTGGGCGAGGAGTACTCGAAGCTGAACCGGCTGGCGGAGGATCTGGGAACGTCGCTCCCGGGGAGCACGCAGGACATGATCCAGATGTTAGTGGCGCTTCGCGAACAGGGGGTGCAGACGAACGTGATCCTGGGCGGCATGGGGGAGGCGGCCGCCAAGTTCGCGGTGCTGATGAAGGTTTCGTTTGCGGAAGGGGCCACGCATGTGGCGAAGTTCTCGGAGGCGCTGGGGATCGCGGACCGGGAGGCGGTCCCCTTCATGGATATCCTGCAGCGGCTGAAAAGCGCGGCGGGGGTGAACGTGACGGATCTGGCGGAGTCGTTGAAATACGCAGGCGCTTCGCTCAAGGCGCTGCGGGTCCAGGGGCTGGACGCCGGGCTTGAGGTGAGTGCTGCGATCGGGCTCATGGCCACGTCGTCCATCGAGGGGAGCCAGGCCGGGACCAACTTCGCGGCGGCGCTCACCAGGATGGCGGAAATCAGCAGCCGGCTTGACGGCGGCACGGTGGCGAAGCTGGTCGGGCCGCTTTTGGCTGCGAAGGGGATAAAGCTCAACTTCTTCGACGAGGCGGGGAACTTCGGCGGTATCCGGGCCATGATGGGCGAGCTGGAGAAGCTGCGGGCGCTGAACCCGCAGGAGCAGCTGATCGTGCTTTCCAAGCTGTTCGGGGTGGAGGCTGCGCGCCCGCTTTCCGTCTTCATCGCCCAGGGGCTCTCCGGATACGACGCCATGCTGGCGAAGATGCAGAACCAGGCGGACATGCAGACCAAGATCAACGAGATCATGTCCGGGACCAAAATGCAGTGGGAGACGTTGACGGGGACGCTGGGGAACGTGGTGGCGCACCTGGGCGCGGTGGTGACCAAGGTGGCGGGCCTGAACGGCTTGATGCGCCTGGCTAACGATCTTGCCGGAGGTCTCGATGCCTGGATTGTCGCTCATCCGCGCACCGCGGCGCTGATCGGCGGGACGGCGGTGGCGGTGACGACCATGGCGCTGGCGGTCGGGGGGCTGCTCCTTACCATCGGCCTGGGCGGGACCGTGGTCTCCAAGATGGTCATGGGGTACGGGCTCCTGGTGCAGGGACTGGGGCTCTTGAAGCTGGCGATCGGCGGACTGATCCCGATGATCTGGAGCTTCACGGCGGCGCTCCTGGCAAACCCTGTCACCTGGATCGTGCTGGCGGTGGTGGCCGGTTCCTACGCGATCGGCAAGGCTTTCCAGTGGATGTACCGGCATGTGACCTGGTTCAAGGCCGGTGTGGACGCCATGCTCTACGGGTTGGGGTTCGGGATCGGGCGGCTGGGGAAGTGGCTGATGGGCTTCGGGGCCATGCTGGCCAAGCCGTTCGTCTTCATCTGGACGGCGATCGGGAGGCTGGTGGCTGCATTGCCCGCGGTCTCGGAGGCGGTGTCTAAGGCCATGGCCGGGATGTTGAACGCGCTCCCTGACATGCTGGGAAGGTTGTTCGGGTCGGGTCAGAAGATCGTGACGACGCTGGTGGCGGGGATCAGGTCGGTGGCGCACCAGCTCCCCGGGGCGGTCAGGGAAATCTTCGGGAAGGTCCGTAACCTGCTCCCCTTTTCGGACGCCAAGGAGGGGCCGCTTTCGCAGCTCACGCTTTCCGGCTCGCGCATCATGTCCACCCTGGGGGATGGGATCATGGGGGCGGCTCCGGGACTGCGGAAGACCATGGCCACGGCGCTGGCTGGGGCGGCGCTTTCAACCAGCATCGCGGTGGCGCCGGTGCCTTCTTTTGCGGAGGAGGCCAAGGGGAAAGGGGCCGCGAGGCCGCCGGCTGCGACTGTGGCGCAGGGGAAGAAGCTGGTGATCCACATCGAGAATATTACCCTCCCCGGGGTGACCAACGCCTCGGACTTCATGGCGCAGCTGCAGGCCCTGGTGGAGGCGCATGATGCGTGACGGATATCTTTCCTGGGATGACGGTGAGGTGAGGCTGGGGGGCGAGCTCTTGCCGGGGGTGTTCGTGGAGCAGAATGTCCGCGGGGCTGTGCGCTTCGATGATGCCCAACTGGACGCGCAGTCGGGCAAGGCCAAGGTGCCGCTGGGGTACCAGGACGCGGTGGTGACGCTGACGCTCGATCTGCTTTGCGACGAGGCGGGGGACTGCTACCAGAAGCTCGAGCAGATCAGCAGGGTGTTCAAGGCGGACCGGAACGCGAACCCGAAGGTCTACGCGGTGCAGAACCGTCATCTGGCGGCGCGCGGGGTCAGGAACGTGATCTTCGCGGCGCTCGATTCGTTCGAGGATGACCGGGAGGATGTGATCATGGCGGTGCTCTCCTTTACCGAGCATCAGCCGGCGGTGATCCGGAGGGAGAAGCAGGCGACGGCGACCAGGGCGGCGCAGACCAAAGCGGGGACGGCTCCGCCTGTCAAGGCCAAGCCTGCGGTGTCGCCGAAGGTCGTGTCGGACCCGGAGAACCCTTTCATGGCGGGGCTCAGGGACGGCGCTTTATGATGGGAGTTGTGGGAGCAATGGGATTCAGGGGAGTGATGGCGTGGAAGTGAACGGGCTTAACCTGGAAATTACCGTGGGGGAGCTGGAGGTGTACCGGGCCCCTCAGTGGTGGATCGAGTCGCTGAGACACATGCCGCTGGGGCGGGCGGGCATTACTCTGCCAGACCCTGACCGCGAGCTTTGTCAGGTGGTCCGGGTGGGGGACGCCGTCCGGATCAGCGCCGGGTACCGCGACGCGGCGCCGTCTGTCTGGGAGGGGACGGTCACCTCGAGGTTTCCCGGGGAGACTCCGGACCAGCTGGAGATCAGGGCGGTGGACGCATCGCTGGCGCTTACCGAAACCAGGATCCTGCAGAGCTGGGAGGCCGAGACCCCGGAGGCGCTGGTAGCTTGGGTGATCAGGCAGACGGGGCTTGCGGCCGGGACGGTGATGGAGACCGGGATGGTGCTCCCCAGGGTGGCGGCTTCCAACGTCCCCGCCTGGCATCTGGTGCGCCAGATCCGGCAGAGCTGCGCGAGCGCCTTCGGGCTCGACATGAGCCGCTGGGCGCTCTGGCTGGGCAGGGATGGGGTGAATTGGGGGGACTTCGACGAACCGGGGGACCTGGTTCGGATCGCGATCGGGGAGAACCTGATCGGGCACGAGCCGTGCGACTGGAGAAGCGGCGGGATGGGGATGATCGAAACCTTCCTGATCGGGGGGCTTTCGCATTCGCGGCGGGTGCGGCTTAAGGACGATCGGCGGGGTATCGATGAGGTGCACCGGGCGCTCCGGGTGAGGCACGAGGGGACTCCGGAGAGGGTGCGGACCTTTGTCTGGTACGGGGTGGAGCATGGGTAAAGATATGGACCTGAAAAAGCTGCTGCAGCGGGTGGTGGAGCTGGTCATGCCGGACCTGCGCGCCTATTACCGTGTGCCACGGAAGGGGCGCGTGGTCAAGGCTTACGCGGCTGACGGGGCCTACTGGGCGGACGTGCAGCCGCTGAGAAACGATGACAGCGACGACGTTAACGAGCCGGTGCTGAGCCGGGTGGAGATCCCTGTCTTGTGGGGCGGACCTGAGCGCGGGGTGGTCTGCCCTCCTGTGGCTGGGACGCTCTGCGACATCACCTATTACGACGGCGACCCGAATTATCCGCGCATCAGCAACTTCCGATGGGAGAGGCACAAGGCGCCGGCCTGCGAGGTGGGGGCGTTTGTGATTCAGCAAAAGCCGGGGGTCTACCTGCGCATCACGGCGGGGAGCAACCTGGAGGGGAAGACGGGCGCGGACCTGGTGCACGACATCGGCGGCTCGATGCAGGAGACGGTGGCGGCGGACTGGAACATCGAGGTGGGGGGGAAGGCTGTCATCACCTGTCCGGAGGTGGAGCTGGCGGCGTCCGTCAAGGTTGTCTTGACCACCCCCATGCTACAGGTCACCGGCAGCATCTCGGCGGGCGGCGGTATCCAGGCGGCGGGCGATGTGGCTGACGCGGGGGGCACCATGGCGGGGATGCGGGATGTCTTCAACCCCCACACGCACCAGGAGCACGGTACGGGGGGCGGGGTGACCGACCCGCCTGCTGAGGAGATGTAGTCATGGATGATCTGTTCGGCCAGGACATAAAGCTGGGTGCGGACGGCCAGGCGCTGGTGGCGGCCAATGGGGAGCTGCTCCTGACTGAGGGGGCTGGGACGGGGGTGCAGGACATCCGCCTGCGGCTGGAGACCCCCCTGGGGGAGCTCTTCTACGATGCCGAGTTCGGGAGCCTGGTGCACGAGTTTTTCCTGGACGAACAGACCGGGGGGAGGCGCAGCGCGTTCGAGGCGGAGGTGATCGCGGCGATCGAGGCGGACCCTCGGGTGGTGCTTGGGTCGGTTCAGTGCCGGGTCGTCGCCTTCGACGAGCGGGGCTTCGAGGCGAGCGCTTCCTGGAGCTTCATCGGCGAGGACCACCCGTTCAACCTGGTGCTTTCTTACGGCGCCGGCAAAAAGGAGCTGCTGATAGATGTCAATCCAAGATCTGGTCTCTAAATCGCTGGACAGCATCCGCCAGGAAATGTTTGACCGGGCGGCGTCGGTCCAGGAGGAGTACGCGGCCAAGGGGTGGCTGCCGATCCGGCTCAATCTGAACAAGGGGATTGCGCGCGGGCTGATCGAGCTCTGGTGCTGGGGGCTCTGGCAGCTGTACCAGTTTCTGGCGCTGGTGCTGAAGCAGGCGTTTCCCGACAGCGCCACGGGGCTTTGGCTGGACCTGCACTGCAGGCAGGTGGGGGTTACCCGGCGTTTGGCGACCAAGGCGGCCGGGGTGGTCTATTTCATACGGACCGGGACGGCGGGGAACCTCCCTATCCCAGCCGGGCGGGTGGTTCGCACCAGGCCGGACGGCAGCGGGCGCATATATAGATATGTGACCACGGCGGCCGCCGTGATCCCGGACGGGTCGGCCGAGGTGGCTGTGGCGGTGCATGCTGAGGATTACGGCGCGGCTGCCAACGCCACGGCGGGCCAGATCTGCGAGATCGTCACCGTCATCCCGGGCGTGGACGCGGTTGAGAACCGGGCCGGGTGGATCACTTTGGAGGGGAGCGACGAAGAGGGGGACGAAAGCCTCCGTGAGCGCTACCGGCTGGCCTGGAAGGTCTTGAACGGCTGCACCAAATATGCGTACGAGGCGTGGGCCAAAGAGGTGACCGGCGTGGTCCAGGTGAAGATCCGAGACCAGCACCCCCGCGGCGAAGGGACGGTGGACGTGGTGATCATAGGGAGCGCCGGCGCGCCGAGCCCCGCCCTGCTCGCGGCGGTCGACGCCAACATCAACGGGACCGGTAACGATGACGAAAAGCGCCCGATTAACGACGACGTGCTTGTGGTGGGGGCCGACATGGTGACGACCGCGATAGTCGCGGAACTGGAGGTTTTTGAGGGGGACCCGGTGGTGATCGCGGAGCAGGCGGAGAACCGGGTGCGGGCCCTGTACGCGCCGCTGCCTGTGATCGCAGGTGTGGCGCCATTTGGGGTCGGGGGGGACGTCACGCGGGACCGCCTGGTTTGGGCCATGATGGTACCGGGGGTGAAGCGGGTCAACATGGTGTTTGCGGACGTACCGGTGCCGGAGTACGGGCTGGCGAGTTTGACGGCTCTCGACATCACCGGTGTCGTGGTCGCGGAGGCTTAGGTGGGGCTCTTATGGACATATTTCCGGGACTCGCTGCGGGTCTCCTTCCTGGCCAAGCCGGGGCCGCTCTCTATGCTGGCGGAGGGGGGCGCGCTCTGTCTCGACACGGTGAGGGATACCATTCTGCAGCTGCGTGACCAGTTCTTGCCTGCGCGCTGTGAGGATGTCTACCTGGAGCGTTTCGCGGCGAGCCGCGGCATCGTTCGGGCGCCGCTGGAGCCGGTGGAGCACTGGCAGGCGCGGATCAGGTTTGCCTATCACTGGTGGGCTCGCGGCGGCCGCGGTTCGGCCCTGAGCGAAGCGCTCCGGCTCGGCTTCGGTTTTACCTCGGCGGCGGTGATCGACCTGCGACCGGAGGATCCTTTACGGTGGGCCTCGTTTCGGGTGGTTATCGAGGGGGGCGCCGGGGATATTCTGCTTCGGGTGGCGCAGGTGCGCTGGGCAATCAATGAGGTTAAACCGGCGCGCTCGAAGCTTGCTGAGCTCAAGTTTTATGCGCCGGCTGAGCGGGTGGAACGGTGCGCGGGCATCGCTGTTCTTGGGGGCTGCGTGACTACTATCTACCCTTACGCACCGACGGATCTGCCGCTCGAGGATGCGTCGCTTTGGTTGGGAGTCGGCTGTCTTACCGGAACCCATACCGTTATTTATCCTGGGAGTGAGGAGTGATCAAATGAACCTGAAAACGCTTTGGACCGCGCTGGGGCTTGCCAAGAGGGCAAATGCCGAGGTGCTGGGGACGCTGGTCGAGATAACGCACATTGCGTTCGGTGACGCCGGCGGCAACGAGGCTTTCGAGCCGGACCAGGAAATGCTGGAGCTGGTCAACGAGGTGTATCGGCGCCCCGTCGATTTCGTGGCGGTGGACGAGGTGAACCCCGCCTGGGTCAACGTGGAGGGTCACATACTGGCGGCCGACGGCGGGTGGTGGGTGCGTGAGGTGGGGCTTTTCGACGCGGACGGCGACCTGGTCGCGGTGGGCAATTGTTCGCCTCGTTATAAGCCGCTGCTTGTCGAGGGGGAGTCGACGGACCAGTACTTCCGGCTGGTGCTTCTCACCTCGAACACTGCTGTGATACAGCTGGAAACGAACCCGGCGCAGGCGGTGGCTTCGAGGAAGTACGTGGAGGAAGCACTGGTTGAGGCGGGATATGGGCTACCGGTGACTTTGGCGGTGGAAACCACCTTTACCTGCCAGCATGGTACGGTCTTTCTGAACCCGGCCGAGGGTGCAACCGTCGCCTATCGTCTCCCTCCTTTCAGTTCGGTGTCGGCTGCCAAGAGGTTCAAGCTGAAGAATATCGGCCAAGGGCAAGCATTGCTTGATGCTGCCGACGCCAAAACCATTGACGGGGAAGCTAGCATATCGCTTTTACCTGGTGACCGCTTTGAGTTAGCCAAAGACGGCAGCAACTGGCAGACCATTTAAAGAGGAGGAATCAAAATGAAGAGCTTTTACATTCTGCTGTTGATACTACTGACCGCCCTGCCGGCCTTGGCCGCCCCCACTAATACCAGTGGCCCCTGGGGCATCGATGCCGCTGGTTTTCGGAACTTCTCCACCGCCTTGGCGTCTCCGGCCACTATCGGTAAAACTATTGTCGTCACGAAGCCGGTGACCGTCAACGACATGACGGTTACCGGCAACAGGCAGGTGAAAGTCATGCCAGGGGGGCGCATCGACGTTGCCGCGGGTAAGACCTTGGCCTTTGCACTCGATTCCGGCTTCGAGGCAGGCGGTCACGCGGCCTTTGGCGGAGCAGGCGCCGTCACGGGGCTGAAGTATGCCGAGCCGGAGTGGTTCGGGGCTATCACGGGCGACGCCGGTGATGATGGCTCGGCCATCCAGAAAGCTTTGAATGCGGCCACCACTGTGCGCTGCAGGCCAGGCGTTTACCTGTGCACCATCGTCAGGCTGAACAGCTATAACGAACTGTACGGCGCGGGCTCCTCCACGGTGCTCCGGGCCTTCGACAGCACCACGGCCAGCCAGTATGTCCTGGCAACCAACGCATATGGTGAGGGGACAGAGGACCCTGCCGAGAACAAACATGACATCTATGTCCACGACCTGAAACTTGACGGGCGGGTTGCCGAGTACGGATACCAGCCGTTCTATTACACGTTGAACATCAACGCCACAACCAACATGCTCGTTGAGCGCGTGGAAATGTACGGGTTCAGGGGCGACGGTGTTTACCTCGGGTCCGGCAACTACGCCGGCCTAATTCGTCGGAACCAGAACCTTACGTTCAGGGACTGCACCATAGATGGTGTGACCAAGACCAACCGCAGCGGCATGTCTGTCATCGATTGCGATGTTCTCACCGTGGAAAACTGCCGGTTTAAAAACATTGGCAATCCCGAATTGTCGTCATCGGTCGGCGGGTTCAACTGCGAACCGAACGGGACCAACGCAATCTATCGCACTATCCGTTTGGTCGGCTGCACGTTCAGCGACATCGACACAACGAACACCTACGGGGTGAGCTTCTTCACTGGCGGTAGACAGCTTGACAGGAATGATCGGGACTGGTCGGTGGAGAACTGCACATTCATCCGCTGTTACAAAGGCGTGTCGGTCGCTACTGCAGCCAAAACGCCCGGCAGCGAGCATGACTACCTCAGGGTCGTCGGTTGCAAATTTTACAACTCGGTAACTGAAGACATCAACCTAGCCAGTACATTCGGCGTGACCATAAGCGATTGCCACTTTGAGGTGTTCCCTATAGGGTCGACGTCTTACCGCGGAGGTATTTCAGTTGGCGCGTCGTATGGAAATGCGATAGATACGGTGATCGAGAGCAACACCTTCAAGGGGCTTCGCCCGCAGTTCGGGTGTATTGCCATCCGTGGTGCACGTTCACTGCTGATTGAGAAAAACAACTTTTACGACATCACCGGCCCATGCGTGCAGATAGTAACCACTGACACGGTGGGGCTCGCTCGCAGCCTGGAAGGAATCATAGTTCAAGGTAATGTCGCTTACGATTTCTTTGACACGATAGACGGATCTTCAGCCACCACCGGCATGTTTGTCAACACGTCGGGTATCGGGTCGGAGTTCATCAGCTCAACCTGCATCGAGCGCGACAACCTAGTATTCGGTGGGATCTTCAAGCACCGGGCCACCAGCCTAGTGACGTTCCGGGAGCAGAAAGTGACCGCAGCCCCGAGCAACGGTACCTGGGATGTCGGGAATTCTGTCACTCTGGCGGCTGCATATGGTGGAACTTACACCTGCACGGCTGCCGGGACCTACGGCACACTGACGGGCGTGACGGCCAATGCTACCAATGGCAGCTACGCACTGACAGGCGTGGTGGATACATCCACTGTGCTCCGCGAAGGTCACTGGATCACGGTAGACGCGGCTTCTACTGCTTATAAAATAGCAAAAATCGACGGGTCCACGGTGTACATCGCAACTGCATTTGCTGGTACCACCGGTACATCACTCGCGGTCGCTTTTGCCCCCCCGTCATTCGCATATTCGGCGCCGGTTTCCCGTAGTGCCGATCGGGGCAACGAATCGGTGACATTGACCCTTGGCGTCTCGCCCATGGTCAACACCTGGGCTACTCCGCTGACCGCCGATCGTGCTGTCAGCCTGAACAACACAAATGCCGTCGCAGGTGCGAGATTCAGGATTGTCAGAGCTGCCTCTGCGACGGGGGCCTATAATCTGAATGTTGGTGGTGGCCTGAAACTTTTAGCAGCTGGCCAGTGGTGTGAAGTGGAATATGACGGCACAACGTGGGTGGTTACTGCGAGTGGTTCGTTGTAAGGGCAGAAGGAGAATGGGGGCAGTGATTCGCTGCCTCCATTCTGTGATACAGGGGGCGTAAAACAGAGGCTGGTTTTCCAGCCTCTGTTTTGTTATATAGTCAGTGGTCAAAAGAATCTTGGCGTGGTCAATAAATTAGGTGCGAGGAAATATCGCGCTTTTGGTGCGCTTTTTATCGCGTTGCGCTTGTAAAC